TCCTCACGAACATAAGGCAACTCAACAGAGCCTTGCCTGTACATCATGTTTAACTTCTCTTGCCAAACCTTTTCACCTTCCTCGCCGTTAAGATTCCATCGGTCTAGGAAATCAGCTTTCATGGTGACCAGGTCATCCTCTTGCTCTTCTTGCTTTTCTTCTAACTTTACTGATCTATCTATCTTGTCGTAATTATCATCAAAGGTTTTACCCTTCATGCGAGTCTGTATAGAATCGCCTGTTATCTCGTTGATTGCTGCCATTGGCTATATGAGCATTAGTAGTAATGCCTCATCCTCCTGCTCTTGTTGTATCTCTTTAAATTTAGCAATGATGCTCTGTACTAGCTCTACGTTTTTAGCAAGCTTGCCGTAGTCAATAGACTCAACAGAAAAGCCTTGAGAAGGTTTAACGTACTCTTTGACTTCCTCTTTTAACTCTTCAGCTACAGGGTCAGCAAATACGCTTGCTAGATACTCTTTTAGTTCTGAACGAGCAGATTGCCTTATGTGTTCTTTCTTCTTCTTGCCTATACCACCAGTAGCGCCCCATTGAACAGGAGAAACTGCTTGTATTAAGTTTAGTAATGAACTAAACGGAGTTGATGATAACGGACTAAAACCAAACATTAATTAGCCCAAGGTAATGGTGG